ATTCGTACCACCAGCATCTGACATAATAATACCACCAGCTGTTGGAGTTGAATCTGTTTGAGTTTCTAAGGCTTTAACTGATACTGTATTTGCTGTCGCAGCTGTAACATCTCGACCTAGTGCTACTGCTTGTGAAGCGGTTGCTGAAGCATCTCTACCAATTGTTATACCAGAATCTCCTGAAGTATCTGCTTGTGTTCCAAGTGTAATTGAATCTGCTGCATTTGAAATGTTAATTGCATTACCAATTGCGATTGCTCTATCTGAAGCAGTTGAATCTACATCGTCACCAATAACAATACCTTCACTAGAACTAGTAGTTCCATTAATACCGATAGCAATACTCTTATTAGCTGAGGCAATTGAACCTTTTCCAATAGCGATACTTCCATCTCCTCCACCACCGTTAGCGGCTGCACCGTTACCGATTGCTATACCGTCTGCTCTTGTAGCGGAAGCTGAATCACCTAATGCAATAGAATCATTTCCTGCAGCATTAGCTGCTACTGTTGTTAATGAAGAGGCTGACTGTAAAGAGTCAGTTCCCGTACCATTTTCTAAGCCAGCAGATCCACTTGGTAAACCTGTTACCGTTGCACCAGAAAGATCTAGATTGCCTGTAAAACTTGCTGAAGCTGTTCCTACAGATAATGTAGAATTATTTCCTAGACCATCTGTTAGGGCTTTTTCGGTTGCCGTAAGAGCACCGTTGTCTGTGGTTTTTAAGAGACCAGAGTAACTCGTGTTAATTGCATTTCCTGTTAAAGCTGCCATATATTCTAATTTTAATTTTTAATTTCTGTTAACCAACATCCCATACTCTGGATTCTGATTCCCAAGTTCTTGTATCTAAGTTCCATATGAATGGAGGAGGAGTTGGAGGTCCACCACCACATACATCGTCTTGTATTGCGTACCACCATGTACCATTTAAGGGTTGTGTTACACCATAATAATTTGCTAAGGCTATTACCCAACTTCCATTTACTGGAGCTGTAATACCTAAACCTAAACATACTGCTTGTAACCAAGAACCATTAACAGGTGCTGTTTGTCCTAGCTGTATAGCATAAGCACTAAGGTAACCACCGTTAACTGGCGAAGTAATCGTAGGATTACTAGCACACTCAACGTAGGATTTTACTGAATTTGTTATATCACTCATCTATTTAGAAATATAATTTTAATTTGTGTTGTTTCTTTTTAACTTAGAAACAGCATCTATGACTCCTTGCGTACCTATGTATACTGTAGCAATAGTTACCCAATCTCCAGATGTAAGATCACCAAAGAGTGCGAGAAGTGTTGCTACTATGAATACAAATAGCTTCTTACTTATCCAACTGTTTAATACTTTGTCTAATGTTGACATACTAGTTCTTCTTTTTTTCTTTACTTAAAAATACTTTAAGCTTTTTGACATTCTTATGAGTTGCCTTGGATTGTTGTGGAAGGGCCGCAGTCTGAACATTCACCGTATCTTTCTTCATAATATCTTAAGTTATTTCTTGGTACGACTAGTCCACTAAAATATGGATTATCTTTGTTTGGCATCATACCATCTGTTCCTGGATTTTGATAATCAGGAAACAGGCTTGGGTTATCTAAAAAGTATTTTAGGAGTCTCTTATTATAGAACTCGGCAGTATCTAAGGTTGTTTGTCTTAAATACTGTAATTCATCTAACGTTGTAGGTGTAGTGCCTTCTGATGTACCGGAAACAATTCCTTGATTTACAAACTTATATTTAATTGAAGGCATCATCATATACAATGCGTAGTTCATTAATGTAGGACCTATATAATCCTTTAGTAATAGTTGTTCGTCAGCTGTAAGATCGTTATTAATAACTCCATTCTTAAGTCTTGTGTAAAACTTAGTACCTAATGAATCTTGCATGTAAATATCCTGCGCCTGTAAGATGAATGGTGTAATCTCATTCATTCTAACATTGTCATCAAGCTGAGTCCATTGTTTAAATCTTTGTTCTGAAACGAGTAGTGCTGTTTGGCTCATAGTTATTCTGCTTCTATATTTGATATGTTTTCTGCTAATGCAGGATCTTCTGCTTCAGTTCCTATTAACATCGGTACTGGTTCAATTTCAAATGTAACATTTAAACCAAATAGTTTTAATAAGTAACCATAAGTACCTAATACTTTCTTTTGCTTAGGTCTTACAACAGTGTTCATGAAGTGACTGTAAGAAGTTATTATTTCTTCGCTATTAGAACTAAAACCTGCACCGTCTTTAATCCCTAGAAGTAACGGAGATGTTATTCTATGGGCTGTTAAGATTCTACTTGTTATTCTTTGCTCTAATGTAATGTAATAATCATCATTAGCATTCTCAATAGGAGTAACTTGTAGTTCTTTTCCTGGTTCAGAGAACGCTAAAAAGAATCTACCTGCATTATCTTCTCCACTAAATGTGTCTTCAATCTCTCTATAGATATCTCTTCTTTCTTCTGGACTAGGTATACCGTTTCTAAATTGAACGAACATTGAAGGTGCAAGACCGTTTGAAATGTTTGCATTATGAAACTTTGAAACTCTTCCATCTAATTGTATGTCGTTTAAACCACCTACATAAGAAGGTAAAGGGTATACTTCTTGACCTGGTTCGTAGTTTTTACAGTAGTATATTTGTGATGCATTGTCCTTCTTATTATCTGTAGGATCAAATGACTTATATTCTACTGGCTTGTATTTTCTGATTTGTGACCAATCAGAACTATAATAGTAAGAATGTATATGGTCTTCATCATCTGGCTTACCACTTCTTACGTTAGCAAAAGGGAGGTGATATAGTTCTGCAATTCTATTGCCTTCTTTGTTCCAAACACAGTTGATAGAATATCCACCAAATAGTTCGTAATCTAAAGAAATCTTTCTAAATATCTCATCTATTGTTTCTCCTTCCGAATTAACGTATTCGCCACCGTAGTTTACTATACCTTCACCTACCATACCATCAACGATTGCATCGATACAGGTATGATTCATTGCTGAAGTATTATAGAGTTCTATAATTTGTTGAGGAAATAAGTTGTCTATACCAAATTTGATATAGTCTTTTCCTCTTTGTTCTTGGATTACAGGTAATTGTAAGGCTTCAAACTTTGAACCTTTTACACTGTATAGACCTTCTGGTGTATTTCTCATATTATTCTTAATAATTTGGGCGGAAGTATACATCTGCCTCTCTATTTTCGTTACTACTTATATATTCTACTTCGCCAGGGCCACCTCCGGGTGACGTGATGATCTTAACGATGTCACTATAGTCACCTATTGTCCATGTATAATAACCATTCTGGTGCTCATCTTTAAATGTAGCAGCAATATTTGCTTCTATTTGTACATACCTATCGTTATCAATAGCTACTACCCAATTACCTGATGTAATTGTTAATACAATCGATTGTGAATATTGTGATTTAATGACAATGGATTGATTTGTGTCTATTGTAGCTGGTTTGTTAGCGTATAAGGTTAATGTTGTTCCGTTAATTACTGTAGTCATATAATAATTGTGTGTTTCTATATAGAAATATAATTTTAGAGTGAGTTGTAATAGCGATATATATCATAATGTATAAGCGAAGAATTAAATACGGTGCATTAAGCAGAGATAACTGGCACACACTAAACGGTTTACCAAGCGTAGTTAGAGAGATAAGAGAGATTGCAACCTTAGTTAAGCCTGAATTTTCAGCTTGGTTAGTTGGTGGTATATTAGAAGATAGAGATACAGAAGACTTAGATATAATCTTAACAGGACCTTATAGACCAGAACGTATTCAATTCTTATTAAAGGAGATTGTACTTATAGGGTTTACACGTGGAGTATTCATAGATGTTAAATACAGTGTATCTGGTGAATTGTTTGTGCCTTCTCAATATAATACAAGCTATGGTAAAAAGACTTACTTATATGCAACCTATCAACCTGAAATAGAAATCAATGGCAAAACCTTTCAGTATGGTATATGGAAAGATGGTCTATGGCAATCTACTCAAAGACTTCCACTAACTAAAGGTTATTCATCACAAGATCCAATCCAATTATTCTAACCTAAAAAAGGGAACCCGTTAGGATTCCCTTTTAATTTGTATAGGAGTGTAGAGCTTATGCTTCTACGATGCTTCCTGTAACTTCAAATGAAGGTTTCTCTTCCATTCCTGAAATAGTCAATTCATATCCATTTCTGTCACCATAGGCAGTTCCACTTAATGAAGATCCAGCAGTCATGAATGCACCTCTTTCAACACCAACACTAAAGTACTTAGCGTTATTGTCTTTAAAAACCACAACCATATCAGTAGCTTGCGCCATTAATAAGATTTGATCTCTTTTAGATGCTTCCATTTTGTTGAAAATCATTGTTAGAGCTTGGTCGTAATATACCGTACCATTCTCTTGTGAAACATTAATAGTTTCTGTAAATGAACTAGTCTGACGAGGAACCTCAAATTCGAAAAAGTCACTAGGTGCTAAGGCAGAACCACCAACAGTAATTGCTGTGATTGTACCATTAGATTCAGTTATAGAGTCTACAGGACCGTTTGAAATGAATATCTTATCGATACCACCATTCGAGTCGTTACAGTCTAATGTGAAACCTCCTGTTAAATTTGAACAAGCCATAGTTTAAAATTTCTTTTTTTTGGGTTTAATTGTCAGATTATGCTAAGTCGTTAGTTGCGAACTGATCTACTTGAGATACAGCAACACCTAATCTCCACTTAGAGATGAACTTTACAACATCTTGACCTTTGTCAAAGAAGAATTGTACAGTTGACATATCATCAGTTAATCCTGTTCCAGCAACGATCATAGATGCAGGTCCTGCAGCTACGTAGTTAGATCCAGTTAAACCTGAAGTTTTTACAACTTTAATGTTAGCTCCTGGTAATTCGAAAGATCTACCATCGCCTTGATCATAGTGGTAATAGTTTTGTGCAACTAAAGCTCTACGTAACGTGTTAAAGTTAGCAGGAGAAACGATCATAATTAAATCATCTCTATCTTTAGAAGCTGCATCAATACCATCAAATAAGTCTAATGCTTGGTCCACACAATTTGCCAAGGTCCACGCAGCAGCACCAGCAGGTACAGTTGCACCACCAGCAGCAGTTACTTGATCTTTAATACCAGTTCCAGTTCCGTCACCGTCGATTAAGTAAGCTTCATTGTACTTAGAAATTCTCTTTACGTAGTAATCAGCGATTACTTCTTCGAAAGGTACGCTTTCTTGGTTTGCACCAGCACTCATTCTTTGAGATAACCAGTATTGTCTTAAGTCTTCAGGACAAAGGTCCATCTTTACTTGTTTGTCGCGAATTGTAATATCAACTTGTGAAAAGTTTACATCACCACTAGGGTTCCAACCACATGCTAGGTCAGCAACGTTTAAGTCACCATCCATAAGGTTGATAGCTACTGTACCGGCAGAAAGTCCAGATCTTAAATCGATCTCTCCCATTAGGTCAGTGTTCAGAACTGCTTTAGCAATTAAGTCTAAAGAATTCTCATCTGTGTAAGCCGTTAAGGCTGTAAGGTCAAATGCCATAATAATTAATTTGTGTTTTTAAATTTGTTTACTTTTTACCTTTACGGATTGAGATTAAAGATTCTAATCTTCTTTCTGTTAAGGATTTTTGGGTTTCTGCATCTTGGGAGAAGGTGTTGCGAACCTTTTTTGCAGCTGGTTCATCAGCTACGTCATTAAATCTTGAAGTAAGAACTGATAGTTCTTCTTTAAGTTCTTTGATTTCTTCAGTGTATGGTTGTAAAAGATTAGCAACGCCTTCTAATAATTCTTCAGCGTCGAATTCTTTTTTCTCTTCTTTCTCTTCTTCATCTTCCATTTCCACTTCGACTTCTTCTTTGTCTTCTGCTTCTACGGGAGCTTGTTCTTCGATTGATGAGATCTCACCATTTTCACCTACAGTAATCAATAGACCTTCTGTTGTTTCATGTACTCCTTCTGGCGCGAATGGGTCTTCAGATACACCTTCACCAGCTCTTACAAAAAGGATTGCTCCTGTTTCTAATTCACCTTCAGTGTAAACTTCAGTACCATCAACTAAAGTAGCTTCAGCAGCTTTAATCTCTACTGTCTCTTCTACTTTTTCTTCAGTTTCCATTTCAACTACAGTTTCTGTGGCAGCGCCGAGCATAACTCTTAACTTGCCGATTGCGTCGTTTACTGTCATTGTTAAAATATGTGTTTTTAAGTTAACTTATCTGGATAGTTCCAGACAACTAGAAATATATATCTGCCTTAGAATGACAAAAGGTCCTTAAAATGAAACAAAGGGCCTTTTTAGGGTATAATAACTATATTAACCAATTAAAATAACAATATTATGAACAAATTATCAAAAGAAGCAAAGGCAAAACAACAAGAATGTTTAAATGGAGCAGCATCCTTAATTACTAAAGGACTTCCAATTGCAGTAGAATTAATTTCAGACGGAGATTATATAGAAGTAGGTATATACTGTGGATCTGAAGAAGCACACAATGCTATGCGTGAAGTAGAAAAAGATCTTAGAGTAACTAGAGAAATTTGGTTTGACTCAGGTATGGATGCAG